TAAGTATTGAGTGTTTTTTTCTTCGTAATACCTTCTACTGTTTCAGTACATATTCTTTTATCCTTTGGGTTGGTAGATAAAGCACCAGTTTTGGGGTCATACTTTATGAATGTGACCATACCAGCATTAATATGCAAATAATCTTTTCCCATAATCATCATCCTTTCTTAAGATTTTTATAATGGCTCATAAAAATTAAACCGAACTCCATAGCAATAAAAACCTTGTGCTGTTGGTAGCTCACCTAAATGACCTGCGATTTTTAAGATACGTCCATTTAGCCTTTTTCTATCTAACAAATAAATAACTCTACTGATAATTTGTCTTGCTTTGTAATCCTCTGTTATAGGTACATGACAATCAATCTGAATGACTTCTTCAAAAAGATCGCTATTTCGTGTTTGTCGTGATGGTATAAAGAATATGCATAGCCGTTTCTTCGCATCTGTAAGATCATCATATTGGCTTCGCTTAATAATCTGCTTTGCTTTTTCAAGAGGTGTTGCACTGGATAAACCCATTAAACTAAGCAATGCAGAATCATTAAGGAATACATTCTGAACGGCCGTTAAATCTTTTTCCGGATCAAACAAAAGCATCACCTACCTTTGATCCGTTTTGAGGTACTTGCCATATGGGAAAGCTTCCAACGTCTGCTTGACAACCCTTTGCATTCTGCCGTTAGCCATCCAGCGTGCAGCGGTACGGATTGCATGGGAGGGAGGTTGAGGCTTAACAACTCCTGCCGCTTCAAGGTCAACACCGCCTTTGCCTTTACCGTTAACAGGTCTTCCAAATATATCTACCTGTCCAGGCTGATTAGGTCTTGACCGTATCTTATAGCCATGCCTTGCAGGGTTCCACGCTGGACTATTGATATAGTCCCTTAACGCCGGATTGGTTCGATCCATCCATGAGCCGGTTCCCCATTCATCCATAGCAGCCCAAGCACCGCCGGAAATAGCGGCAGTTATTACATCCGCAATGTCTGTTATATCCTCGTCCTTTAGGCTTTCAGCGCCTTCCCGGGTAAGCATAAGCTGTGCTGCTTCGTTGTGTAGTTCTTTTTGAAGCTGCTTCATAGACTTAATCAGCTCACGGCGTAAGGCATTAATCATTGCTTGTGTATCAAACTTTATCCCATCTGCATCATCCACCTGAGTTTTTCATTACCGTACCGCATAAACTTTTCGCGTTTTTTGTCCCAATTACGCTTATACTCAGGAGCGTCATAAGGTGGGGTAGAAGTGCGGCTTTTCATTGCTATGCAAAGAATACCGGCAAGAATATAAATGGCCGCTTCTTGAAGATGTTTATAGCTTTTTTCATCTTTGATTTTTCCTAAGAGTGTTAATTTCTCAACGACCGGGGCAATTATAGTTTTCATGCCACCTATATTTATATCTGCATCGATTATTGAATCTGGCAACAGGTCATCATCTGCACCAAGCATATTTCTTATTCTGCCTGTATAATTTTTACCAAGAAATTCTTCATACTTTCCCATAAGGTTTGCCTCCTTAAAACTTAATCCCCTCTAACATCAAGCCCAAGCTGGATTCTTGCCACACCTGTTAGTGAAAGAGGGTCAATACTTTCAATCTGATAATTGTTGCCATCCAAAACTATCCTGTCAAGTAGTTTTGCATTAATCCATTTCGGCGCCTGAATAACATATCTTGTCTGGTCAAGCAATCCCGGGTCCTCTTGCCGCAATTTCGCTGTCACAACCATACCAAAAACCGGAACGTTGGTATTAATGTCATTCCATCCCTTAACGATGTTGTTGTTCTCGTCAAGGTATTCCTCATATCTTTTCTGGGTTACAACAGCATTGGTCTTTGCGGCAAAAAAGGCATATTCGCCAGATGCCGGATCAGGATCGGCTGTTTGGACAAGATATTTGACACCATTAATGTTTATGACTTCGCCGCTTTGCAGGTTACTTTCAGCAAGGATCAAACCTTCCCAAAACGCTTCACGGGCACCGGGAGAGCTATTCGATCTTGTTGAGCGCTTAATAGATACTTTTGTTTCAACGGGTATGTCCCTTTCAATAATAGCGGTTTGACCTCTGGCTCTTAAAAATTTATCTGCGTATGCCAATTTAATCACCGCCTTATGTTACTGTGAAATGCGGAATATCCAGGATTGACACCGTTGAAATCATGCCAATGTATCTATTACGCTCCGCTTCAAGATCAGCTTTTGTCTTGTTCCAGTCCGTATAAATCGAATGGGATTCATGAGGGCCAGTTTCCTTATTTGGTAATCTTGCCGGCATACTCAAACATAATAATGCAGCGCATTCACAAACAACAGCAGCCTCAAGAAACACTTTGTCGTCACCCGTAAGATTCTCATACCCGGGAACCATTTTAATTATAGTGGCTTCGGCTATGTCAATTACATCTGACTGTCGAATATCTTCATCTGGAAGGTAAGCATCGGGTACACCCAGCTTTGAGCGTACCCGTTTTTCCCAACCTTCACTGGTTAGTATTTTGTTAGGCATAAGGGGTCACCCCCTTAGTCGAGAACAAGGATTTTAGCGCTGTCTTTGAAAATCTTGCGGAATCCACTGGTTTCGGAAATTGTGACCGCTTTTGTCTGATTGATTACATTGATGTCAGCTTCCTGAATTGTGGAGCCTAATTCGTAGACTTCCTCAATACAGGTTGCCTTGTTGATACCGTAAATGGCTTCTTTACCGTTAATTTTCTCAATGTCAGGGCTATAAAGCAGTGTGAAATTTGTTACCAAGTTCTGAGGCATTCTCACTGAAATATTGAGCCCTTGACTGATAACCTGATCAGCTAATGTAGCTGCACTGATTTCTGGGTACAAGACATTCAGTATTTGCAAGAGTCCATCTTCATTGGCGACAACAGTATCGCACCCACCAATTGGATAGAACTTAAGCAGGAAACGAACCAACGAATTTCTCGAAAGCTTGTCTCCAGCCTGAGCACCCAGATCCGTCTGCTTAATTACCGGTGCTGCATTATTATTCCCGTCACCGTCTTTGATAACAGTGAGGATTTCAGCAACCTTATTGTTTGCGGCTTCTGTTCCAATTCTGTTTATGAGTATCTGGAACAAATCTATTGTCATTCTTCTGAAAGCCTCATAGGAAATACCAACTGCTCTACCATATTTGTACAGCTTAATTGCTGTAGCACCAATCTTAAGAGTAGCTTTTGGCAGGTCAGCGGCTTCTGTTACCCTTCTCATTTCAGCAGCTTTCTTGTTCTTAGGATCGTCAAGATCAAGATAAGGTGCCTCGTAAACCCCACCGTTTATACCTGTCCTTTTTGCAACAAGATATTGATAAAGCGGGAATTCAGTCATGGACTGAACTAGTGTTCTTGCAACATATTCAGGGAACAGGTATTTATTTTCTTCTGTTCTGAAAAAGGCATCAACCTGAGATGCAAAAATATTTCTTTCCAGTATACTCTGCGTAATTATTCCTGCTTCTTTGAGAAGTCTTTCAAAAGCGTCAAGCTTGCTTCCTTCGGGGGAAGGATCAAGCGTCTCTAAATACATAGAAAGTGTCATATTCTGTTCATGAGCTTTTCTATAGATGTCTCCTGTTAATTGAGATAATACAAACGGCATAATCTTCACTCCTTCCTAAAATTCTTCCGAAATTAACCTAAAAATACAGTTGCAACGCCTTCGTCTTCATCAACTTCGACAACTACAGGTGCGCGCAATTTCGCTGTTTCGGCGCTGTCCTTAATCTTGCCAGTGCCGTCAACTGCTGCAATCTTGCCTACAGTGGGAGCAGTTTCACCAATAGGCACATCAGTCCTGAAACCCCTGAATTGAACCGTGCAGTGTCCGTCATTTTCATAAGCGTCTATAAAACCGAATACGGTATCACCGTCATTCCCCAAATCAACTGTTGCCGCACCGGTGATCACAACAGGTAAACCAACAACTGCATCACGATTGGCTGCTGCAACCAAAGCCTTAATTCCATCACCAGCCTTGAAAGTGGCAGCCTGAAAACCGATATCTTCAAATGAAATTCCGCCTCTCGGCATATTCAACACTTCCTTTCCTAAAAATTGACATAAAAATAACCGCCTATTGAGCGGTTTCAATTTTGTTTAATTGCATATTTAAGCATTTAATTGAATATGTCGCATTTACTTGCCAACCTTGAATGCTACATCGGGGAGTGATACTGACTGTTTCTGTCCAGCTGCCGGATCGGTCTTTCTGCCTGCCGGAATGGCGTCCTTAGCTTGCTTTTCCCATGTCTGCATGATAGCCTTAATATCTTTGCTCGCCATAGATGCAAATGTCTTTTCATATGTTTCCTTCGGGAAGTCGTTACCCATAGCACGAACGCCCATAGCGAGAGCCTCGTTAATAAGCTGTTTGCGGTATTCCTGTCCTTCTTTCGCAAGGCTTAATATCTCGTCAGCTTTCAATTCTGCGCCCAGTGCTTCTTTAGCCTGCTCTTGTGTCATGTAAGCTTCAGTATTATCTTCTTTCAGCTCTACCTGTGAAGTATTGCTCCACTTTTCAGCCAGATTACTCAAAGCATCCTCAGGTTTGGTTTCGCCTTCCTTATACTCAACGCCAAATGCCTCAAACATCTTCAAAACCTTTTCATTCATAGCGTTTTCACCACCTTTCGCATCCTTTTGAATTTCTTCTTTTCTTAAATCAGCACCAACAGAAAATACTTTCTTTCGGTCTGATTTCTTAACCATTGTCACGATGTCGCCGTTGTGATAATAACCATGAAACAACGTTCCTTCCGGCAATTCCTCTTTGTCCTGAATAACCGTAAAATTACCTGTCGGGGTTTCTATGATGTCGCCATGTTTTGCCTGTGTTACAGCAGCACCCGGATAAGCACCATCCCATACAATGCTTTCCTCATAAAGAGCATTGTTGTTGTATGGAATTATCACTGATGGCGGCATTGCTGTCACGGTACAAACCTTTTTTGAACCGTCTGCAAGCTCATAAGTTACCCCTCGAACATGGCTGCAATCCCGACTGTAATAATTCATACCGCAAATAGAACAGGTCATTACATCGGTTCCCCAGCCTATGGAGGTATCAGATAATACGCCAGTCTCAATCTT